GAATTATCCGCAGATCAGGTAGATATTAATGGGAGTACAATTGTAGACATTGACGGCAACAGAATTGATCTAAACTAAGGAGAACATTATGGCATCTTGGGATTACGCAAAAGCAGCTTCGGTTATAACGACATCACCTACACCTATTCTAGACGCACTAGAGGTTCAGTTTGGTGTGCCTACCTGTGCTATAAATTTTGCCAAAGATGCGTTAGCTGCATTTCCATCCCCCGTTCTAGAGTCTCTTAATAGCGGTATAGCGGAAGGTAAACGCTCTGCTAACTCTCTTGTTAAGGATGTTACACAGAAACTTTTCTTTGATACAGGCATCGTAGAGTACGATACAAACTTAGGAAAACTAGTATTCGTGTCCCAATCAAGTAAGTTTGGTTTAGAAAACGCTGCTGGTCAATCCGCTGACAACCTAAAGGGATTAGGGACTGCGTTAGGGTTCGGCTCCCAAATCTACCTTACAGCACAAAACATATCAGAACAGTTTGAAGATATAAGCAACTGCATGAACAAGCTGGCCTCCTTTACTGGCTTACAGAAAGGTATCTCGGCTAACGCACAAGATCTTGTAGGATTTACTGCCATAGACCCCACCACTGGGCAACCAGTAGAGTTCTTCCCCCCTTCTCCCGCTGATCAGGCGAAGAGTTTAGTATTTGAAGAAAATAAAAAAGATCTTGAGAATGCTGTAGCTTTTAGTGAGAAGTGCGCCCAACAACAGAAGAACATTCGTGAAATACTAAAAGCTAGAAGATTAGATCCAGAGAACAATCCCGAACCCGTCTTTGACGCTAGAGCAGTAAACCGCGACCCTAACAGCCCATTCTTCGGACTAACACTTCAAGAGGCATTGGATGGTAGGACAACCTTTACTTTGTTGACCGATCTTGATGAGGCAGAAGATTTACAAGGCAGACCAGAGATTATTTATGCTGAGGGTCAGAAGCCCCCTGTTGCTCGCAAAGGTGTCTTCCTTTACTCACAGAACGGTATATATTACGATATCAATTATGGAGGATTAAACATACCAGACGGCTGTGTCGAGTCCATAGTTAGTGCAGTATATTTTGACGAAAACGGCGATCCATACTCTCCACAAGAAATCCCTGACGCAGCCGTAAAGTGGATGTTAGATTATAACCCTAACCTCGGCGGTAAGGGAAAGATGATTGATCTGAAAACATTTAATGAATATGCTAACACAATTTTCGATGTTACATATGTAAATGAGTCTGCGAACATGCAGGAGTATTATGATGAAGATCACTTCTTGCAAGTTTTAATTGATCAACGCAACAGAGAGATATATGACCTATCTTCCTATGTAGGACAGCTTTTAAACAATAGCTATACTGAAGATTCCGCAGAGGTTGTCAACGCAAGAGAGACTCTTTACTCTAAGATCGCTGCACACGACGGAAAGATTAAGAGAAGAAAGAAGCAGATAGAAGTTGTTGTAACGCTAACTCCTGACGGAAGAACTCCACGACCGGGAGAAATACCAATCAACGACCTAACATCTCTAGACGATACAAAGATAGGTATTGCAAAAAGGGCACAAGAGGACATCATGTTCAGTCCCGGAGAGGTGTCTGGAATAGTATTACCTATCTGTCCAAAATTTATATCAGTAGAGCTAGAGAAAGAGAAGTTTTCATATACTGATATCATGGTCCCTGATGTAGGTGTAGGGCAGATTATAACCTCCGACCCTGATTACACTGGAACATCTGGAACAGTTTTAGGTCTACAAGACGCAATTAGCACCAAAGGGCTGGTCGCAATCTATAACTTCTTGGATGCAGACTTAGTAAATCCCGACTCGTCAGAATATTTAGCAATCAACTGTTCAGTATCCTCCGTGTCAGAAAAGCCCGCTAAACTAGTAGCCTCGTCAGTAGACTCCCTATTCCCTTCAGGAATCGGTATTCCTTACTTTAGAGGTATATGTAACTTCTTCTCTGGAACTGACGGAAACACAAAAGCTTCTCAGTACACAACTAATGATGAGTACCTGTTTAGTCCGTACAGACCTTACGGCTACGCAGAAATAAAGACAGGTTTTGATGATATGGATAGCTTGTTCTACAAGCGTACAGGAATGTCTTTTGAAACTTGGCTACATGTTCCTGATTTGTTAACTGAAAACGGTGCAGGATGGGCCGCTGATCAAAGTGCCTCCTCATTAACAAGAGTAGTTCTTGGTTGTGAGAACCGTGGAGGAACAGATGATACGGACGGGATAAACACCTACCCAACCCCAGCCGCAACAAAAGGAGTCCTTATAGGATTTACTAGAGATCGCAGGCTAGTTGCAGGAAGCGTACCTTCTAATAATCCTTCTGATAATGCTATTGCAGACGGGATTCATTTCGGTATATTCCCAACACAAAGTTATAGTACAAGCGGTATAGGTTTTATCGGTAAGGGACGAGATCCAAAAGATTGTGAGTACGGAATAGAGCACAAGATTAGTGGATATCATGGAACCTCAGTAGATACCACTTCTACCATAAATAGTGTATCATTTAACGATGTTACTGGAGCGTTTATGTTAGCGACCGTTACAGTCGATTATACAAACGACGAAGTTAGTATCTATCTAAATGGTAACAAAATGACCACCTCTGGAGCAGAGGATACTTTCGGCGTAGTCGGACCCCCAAACATCCCATCTAAACTTGATGCATCTAGCTTCCGCTATGATATTACGCATGACGATCTTCCAGAGGTGGCCCCCAGATTCCCAAGATTCAGAGTGGGTCAAAAAGATTTCTGGTACTGGAATGGCCCAAATGCTGCTGATAGGAATAGAGTAAATATAACTCCTTTCATTATCGGAGGAGGTTACTCTGATGGTATGGATGCAAAAGGGACAGACTGGTATCAGGCCGGAACAAATGTCGGAATGAACTTCATGGGTGGAGAGTGGGGCGGCAAAAAAAGCGGCCTACACGGATATGTTGGAAGTGTCAAATTTTATAACAGACCTCTAACTCAGACTGAGGTTGAACAGAACTATAAAGCCCAAAGAGGCTTCTTTGAAAACATTAGAATCTGATGGCTACTACTACAACATTTAACAAATACGGGCGTGATGTATCTATCTCTGTACAGAAGGCGGTTAAATCTCAGTACCGTAAGAAGTCTGGGTTGGCTTACCCCGTACCCGCCTCACTAAATTCTATAGCCACAGACGACTACTTGCAAGCCAGCAGATCGCCTAGCTACTTCTCCAAGTCTTACGGGATCAGCTTAATTAGGAATAACTTAAGGCAGTTGTTGCTGACAGAGCGTGGAGAGAGGGTCATGCTTCCTAACTTCGGAGTGAGTCTCAGAAAGTACCTATTCGAGCCTATGGACGAGACAACCTTCATTATGATTAGGCAGGAGATCACCCAGTCTTTAGAGGACTACTTCCCTTTAGGAAGGCTACTAAAAATAAGCGTAGTTGGGGGTGCGGATAACAACGATCACGCAATAAAAATAGCTCTAACAATACAATTATTAGATTCTTCCCTAGATACTGTTGAGGCCAGCGTAGAGGTTAAATAATGTCATTCTCAGGAACAACAGATTCAGATTTCATGAAACTTGCTGTCATCCCAGACAGGAAGAAACAGCAATATATTAACTTCGCTGGTAACGATTTCTATACCATTAGACAAGATCTAATTAACTATGTAAAAGCGGTCTACCCTAATGATTATCAAAACTTTGCGGAGTCTGATTTAGGTATGATGCTTATTGAGTTAGTTGCCTACATGGGATCAGTCTCCTCTCTAAAGGCAGATATGCTTGCAAATGAGAACTATCTTAGAACCGTTAAGACTAGAAACAACCTTAAGAAGCTTTTGGAGCTTATAGGTATTGACCTTCGTGGTCCTTTAGCAGCCATAGGTGGGGCAAGATTAGAGGCAACCTCAAACCCCATCACATCGAACTTCCCAATAACATTTCAACCAAACTCTAGAGTATTCTCAGTAATCTCAAAAGAAGATGGTGCTCCAGTAAACTATACGCTATACAAGGTAGAGAACAATCTAATTAAAGATTTAGACTCACTAGAAGCTACCATCGTATTAGAAGGATCTGAAGCTGACAATGCAGCTAGTTCCTTGTTTACTAATCTAGCACTTATAGAAGGTGCCTTGGTCACTCAGAATGGCACCTTCGACGCCACTGAGGGCAACAAAACAATCACCCTGACTGACTCTCCAATCGTTGATGGAAGCGTCCAAGTGTATGTTGATGCTGGTGTAGGCGATCCCGCGACAGGGATATACGAACAAGTTGAAAGGCTTTATTCAGCATCGGGTGCCGCGGACAAAGTTTTTCAAGTTGCATACGATGATGATTATGCAGCTACAATAATATTTGGAGATAACTTTGTAGGACTTGCACCTCCTCCTAATGCTCAATTTACTGTAGCATATCGTGTCGGTGGAGGAAGTAGAGGTAATCTACCCTCTGAAGCAATCAATGTTTCGCTCACAGCCAATACTGACGATGGAGGAACTTTAAAGTTTACTGTAGAAAACCGCACACCTATTACAGGGGGAGCAGAGGCAGAGACGGCTGAACACGCCAAGAAGTATGCTCCTCTAAACTTCAGGAGACAGGACAGAATAGTAACTCTTGAAGATTACATCGCATTTGGTAACTCATTCAGATCTAGACAAGGCACTCTAGGCAAAACAACAGCAGTTGTTCGAGATGCCTACAGTTCTGCAAATGTAATAGATGTATACACCCTTGAGCGAGCTTCTCAAACTAAATTACAAAAAGCATCAATCACCTTTAAGAAACAATTACTAGAAGAGATAAACGAGAAGAAGATGATCACTGATGAGGTGGTTGTCGTTGATGGTCTAATCAGAACTCTTGATTTAATAATTACAGTTAGAGTAGATAAAGAGATACAGGACATCAAGGGAGAGATCGAGCAAGAAGTTGGAGATGTAATTCTAAACTACTTTGATGTCGATAACACCGACTTCGGAAGACCCTTTGTAGCCGCTGACCTCAGCAAGGAAATATTCAAGCTACCGAATGTTAGATTCGCTACAGTCGATAATACTGACCCAATTATTGATGTAGACTTTAATGAAATTATTCAACTTAATAACTTCATGATCAAAACGGTATTAGTCTAATGACCAGAAGATATACAAAATCTAGCCAAATTGACGATCTAGGACAGACAAAGAGCAATATTGTATCTGTTGTGTCTACAGGTAGATCGTTTGAAAACTACGAATCTGGTCAGAAATACTTTAAAAGAAACTACATAGACGCTCTTAAAAAGATAATCCCTGAAGTATATTTCAACGATGAAATAGCTTTGACAGGGAAGCATGTTAGCTATCCAAACCAAATCATAAACTCACACATTCTTGCAGTAAAAAACATCACCACAATCCTTCCCGTATCTGCTCTCGCGGGAGATGCGAGCCTATCGTCTGTAGATACTCCTGAAGGTTTTTCTAGATTCTTTTACAAGCAAACCGTTCCTAATATTATCACTCCTGATGATTTTGAAAGAAACATTTTAGCTCCTCTTGGAGTGTATTACAAAGACTATGATTCTAGTGCAACCTTCCTTACTGGGATAAAAGTACAACTAGCTAAATTCCCTGTACCTACAACTGGAACTCCTACAAGCCTTATTGATAATACTAGAACATCAGGAGTGTATGCTTCAGACAGTAGTGGAACCCATAAGTACCTTATTGATAATTTAGGATGGCTTTATTTTCTAAACCGCGAAGGCCCAGCAGCGGGAGTATATGATCCATCGAACGCTGTAGCAGAACTCGTAGCAACAAACCTTTGGAGAGGAAGACCTATAGAGTTTGTTGATTGCATAAACATATTCCAAGAGTATTTGTGGAGGCACCAAGCAACTTTTGCAGTATCAGATAACATAATCCCAACAGAATATGTATCTTCAATAAGTATAGAGAATTCAACCTACACCAGCGGTACTCAGTTACTTGATCGTCTAAAAACCTTAAACGAAGTTGTATACTCTCCTCACTTCTTAGATTCATCAGACCATAAAGTTAGAGACACCTTTACTACTTACTTTAACGGTGGAGGTATAATTGATGAAGAAGAGGCGGACGGACCTCTTGTAAAATTCTTCCAAGCTATGTCGTTTAGTATAGCTGACAGAATTACAGAGGATAACGAGCTTTCTATATTGTACGATCTAGGAAAATGTCCTGACCAATATTTAGAACTCCTCGCAGAACTAATTGGATGGAGACTGATAGGTGCTGATCCTGATAAATGGAGAGTGCAGCTTCGTAACGCAGTAGAGGTTTATAAGAAGAAGGGAACAAAATCTTCCATACAAACACTTCTAGATCTAATATTTTCTCAAGGCGTATTTAATGTTGTTGACGGAGAGAAAATATTTGAGCTTTGGGAATCGTATCTTCCTGATATGATTTTCTACACACTTGCCACAAAGTCCGAGGCATTAAAGGATTCTAAAACATACACCCCAGAGCTTGCTAAACAGTTTGGCGTAACTAAGTATTCAAACGAAAGTCTGGAAGAGAATATAAAACTCCTAGTAGACAAGATTATATTTGATCTAATGCTAG